GGTCACCCAGGCCGTGCGGGTGGCGGCAGAGCAATTGCGCGCCGAGTTCGACGACTTGCCCACCCAGCGGCATCAGATCGGAGTGAGGCTGGAAGATGTCCTCGACGCCCTCCCTGACGGATTTCGCGAGGAGGTACGCCGAGCACTTGCTGAGGCTCTACCCGAGAGCCGAGATTGAGCGGGCGGTCGGCTCGCTTGCGTTTCGCACATTCCAAATCCGATACCGCGATGATCCTGTTGGCTTCGTCCGCGACTGCATCCGCTGGCGTGATGGCGAGGGGCCGACGCCGTATCAGGAGGAGGTCTTGGCGGCGCTGGTCTCTAAGCGCCGCGCAGCGGTCCGTGGGCCGCACGGACTTGGGAAGACGGCGCTGGCGGCGTGGGCCGTCCTTTGGTTCTCGCTGACGCGGGACGGCGATGACTGGAAGGTGGTGACGACGGCCAGCGCGTGGCGGCAACTAACCAAGTACTTGTGGCCCGAGGTCCGCAAGTGGGCGCGCCGCCTCCGATGGGGCCGCATCGGGCGCGGGCCGCTGGACCGCCGCACCGAACTGCTGTCGCTGTCGCTGAAACTGCGGACGGGGGAGGCGTTCGCCGTGGCCAGCGACACGCCCGACCTGGTCGAGGGTGCACACGCGGCGCACCTGCTCTACGTATTCGACGAGGCGAAGGCGATCCCCTCCGCAACGTGGGATGCAGCAGAGGGCGCGTTGGCCACTGGCGACTGCTACGCGCTGGCGATCTCGACGCCAGGCGGTCCAGCGGCCCGCTTCTACGAGATCCATAGCCGCAAGCCTGGGTATGAGGATTGGTGGGTGCGGCACGTAACGCTGGAGGAGGCCATCGCCGCTGGACGGGTGTCGCTGGAATGGGCAGAGCAGCGGCGGCGGCAGTGGGGCGAGAACTCGCCGATCTATCAGAACCGCGTCCTAGGCGAGTTCGCCACCAGTGCGGAGGACACGGTGATCCCGCTGGCCTGGGTCGAGGCGGCCAACGAGCGGTGGATAGCGTGGCGGGAATTGGGCGGGCGGCTGCTGGGGCGGATGACCGCCGTCGGCGTGGACGTGGGACGCGGTGGGGATAAGACGGTGCTGGCGTTGCGCTACGGCGACATCATCTCGGAGATCCGCGTCGTCAGCAAGGCGGACGTGATGGAGATGGCAGGGCGGGTGGCCGGGGCCCTGCGCGGGCGCGGCGGGCGCGCCGTAGTGGACGTGATCGGGATCGGGGCTGGTGTGGTGGACCGACTTCGGGAGCAGGGATTTGACGTGGTGGCATTCAATGCGGCGGAGCGGACGGATGCCACGGACCGTAGCGGCGAGTTGGGGTTCGTGAACAAGCGCGCCGCCGCTTGGTGGCACCTGCGCGAGTTGCTGGACCCCTCCGGCGGCGCGGGCATTGCGCTGCCGCCTGACGATATGCTCATCGGCGACTTGACCGCGCCGCGCTGGAGCGTGGTGAGCGGCGGAAAGATCAAGATCGAGAGCAAGGACGACATCCGCGGGCGGCTTGGGCGGAGCACCGACGTGGGCGATGCGGTGGTGATGGCGTTCTGGCACGAGCCGCAGGTGAAGGCAACGGGCGGTTTTATGTTCTAGTTTGTGCTGGGATCCTTACCCGTGTGGGGACTTTCTGTGATGAAAATGGGGGGCGAGGATGACGAAACCTGATCCGACGCAACGGGCGCCGAGCAAGCAGCCGATGGTAGCGACGCTGGGGCCGCGCGGGCGGTTCATCGGCTGGTGGGCATTGCTGCAGCAGTATGGCGTCCTGAAGACGCGCCACAGCAGGCTCATCGGCAACCAGGGCATCCCTGGGGCGTGCCAGGCGACGCTTCGCCATCAGATGGCGGGGCTGGACTGGCGCATCGTCACGAAGGACGGAGAGGAAAACGACGAAACCCGCTATTACACCCTCCTGCTGGAGAACGCCCGCGATGCGCTGGGCAACGTCATCGGCGGCTCGGGGCTGTTCGACTTGCTGGCGCAGGACATCCTCACTGCGCACGAGGGTGGCAACGTGGAGATCGTGCGCATCCGCGGCGGACAGTACGACGGCGTGCCCATTGGCCTCTACGCGATGGATGCCTCAACGCTGCGGTGGGACGGGCACGACGAGGAGCGGCCCGTCGCCCAGGTCTCGGCGGCGGGGCGGGAACTGGCGCGGTTTGCGCACGACGAGGTGATGCACGTCTGCTGGTCGCGGTATGCTGATGCGGGGATGCAGTGGTACAACTATCACCCTGTGCAGACTGCGTGGGTGGCGATCAATGCGCTGGCGGCTGGCGATGACTATAACTACTCGCTCCTCACCGAAGTTATCCCGCAGGGCATCCTCAACCTTGGCCCTGGCTTCACGGAGGATATGGCCAAGGAATGGCGGGAGGCGTGGCGGCAGGCGCGGCAGGGCGGGAAGCTGGAGGATATTGGGCTCCTGTGGGGGACGGAGAGGGCGGAGTTCATCCGCTTCAACGAGCCGCTGAAGGACCAGCCGTTCCAGCATATGTCGTACTGGTATCTGACCATCGTCACGGCGGCCTTCGAGATGTCGCCCCTCGATCTCGGCTTTATGACTCAATTAAACACGAAGGCGGCGGCAGAGGCAGTGACGGAATTGAGCCGCAATAAGGGGCTTCGCCACCTGCTCCGCTCCATCAAGCAGGCAGTGGAGTATTGGATCCTACCCGAGGGGCTGGCGCTGGAGTGGCCAGACCTCGACCCAACGGATGAGGTGTATGAGGCCCAGGCGCGGAAGACGAACGCCGAAGCGATTTCCACCGCAGTGATGGGATTCTGGATGACACCCGAGGAGGCGCGGCGCGAGGCGCAGAAGTTGGGCGTTTTCGACTTCGGGGAAGGCGCAAAAGCGCCTCCGCAGGGTGGCGGCAGGCGCGGCAGGGGCGACAATGGGCGGGAGAGCGGCGGTGGCAGGGCGGAGAAGGCGTTTCCACCGCTGGGTTGGTTCGAGCGTGGGTTAGTGGCGCTGCGGCGTGACGTGGCGCGGACGTCCCGCGATCCTCGGTACGCAGGGTTCTATACCGTGAGCGGCGACGGCCTGGCGCGGGCGGCCAAGCAGGGCGGCGGGGAGGACTACCCGCGCGGCGTCGGCGACGAGGAGCGGGAGGCGCTGGACGGTGCGGAGCAGAAGATTGAGAGCGGTGTGACGCGGGCGCTGGAACCGCAGATCGAGCGGGCTAGGCAGGTGCGGATCCAGCCGCCAGCGGACGAGGACCTAGATCGCTGGGCGCAGGCGATCACCGTGAATATCGTGCGGGCGGAGGATGATCAGGCGCTGGCGCAGGGGATGACGGAGGGGATGGAGGAGGCCGTGGGGACGGGAATCGCGTGGGCGCAACGGCAACTGGGTATCGAGATCGATTTCGACCTCCTCAATCCACGCGTGATCCGCTTCGTCGCCGAGCACGCGCTGGCCGTGGCGCAAACGGTCAACGCGACGACGGAGGAGCGGCTGCGGCATCATCTCGTTGCTGGATGGGAGTTGGGCGAGGATATGGACAAGCTGACTGAGCGCGTGTTGCGGGTGATGGACGAGATCCCGACGTGGCGGGCGCTACGGATTGCCCGCACCGAGACGATCCGCGCCTTCAACGGCGGCTCGTGGATGCTGTACGGCGAGTCGGGCGTGGTGAAGACGAAGAAGTGGCTGGACGGCCAACCAGGGGCCTGCAACATCTGCAAGGGCGTCCATGGGGAGGAGGTGCCGCTGGACGAGGAGTTCAGCATCGGCGTGATGTTCCCGCCCGCGCACCCGAACTGCCGCTGCGCGGTGCGGGCTGGCGAGGTGGATCTGTCGGGATATAAGGCGAGCGTGTAAGCGAGGTCAGCAGTGGGTGGTTACAGTGTCCGCATCGAGGGCCTAGGTGAGTTCCGCCGCGCGATCCGCCGCGGGAGCGAGCGGGCGCGATCCGAGGCGCAGCGAGCGCTCGGGGCAACGGTGATCGAGGCGGAGGGGGAAATCAAGGCGGCAACTCCCGTGAGAACGGGGCGGCTGCGGGCCAGCATCACGCACGAGGTCCGCGGCCTAACGGGCGTGGTCGGCACGAACGTCGAGTATGCCCCCTATGTCGAGTTCGGGACCGTGAAGATGGCCCCGCGGCGGATGTTCGCTGTAGGAATCGAGCGTGCGTGGCCGAAGGTCCAGCAAATCTGGCAGGAGGCGATGGCGAGGTTATGGGAGCGATAGGAACGGGTCGGGGTAGAGCTGATGGGGGTAACGGGCGGAAATTTGTTGTGAGGCGCCTGCCCCCCCACGCCGTGTTGCGTATACGTGTTGTCATCTCTCGTGAATTTCGGTTGCGCGTATGGATTGCCGTCAATCTCATCGCGCTCGCTGCGCGCGTTGTAGGGATGTCCTATGAAATCATCAGGATCAACCCAGAGGACGGGGGCGGGACGGGCCAATCCATTACGGACGGATAGCGGCGGATTTCGTTGCCCGCGGTGCGGGTACGAGGCGCCGTACTTCGACGCACTGGCGATGGTGCCGGAGTGGAGCGCGCACCTAGTTCCGGTGCGGAAATGCCCCGCGTGCAAGCACCTGTTTGCACTCTATCTGTGTCCCGACGTTGAGCGACGATGAGATCGTGGCGTGACCTCTCCCCCATCGTGATGTCGCACCGCTATCGTGGCCATAGCATCTATCACAACCTCCAGCCCGCGCTGCGGATGATGCGGGACATCTACCCCGTCGCGGACGTATATGTCACCGCCCATACCCACCGCCCCGCCTATCTCTGTGGCGTGTTTTACCCAGAGGCGCGCCCGCTGAGGCCGCGCCAGCATTTCATCATCACGGGGACGTTCAAGACCGATGGAGATCCGTACCTCCTGCGAAACTTCGGCAACTCTGGTGTCCTAGGGCTGCCGACGCTGTCGCTATGGCCTGATGAGCACCGCATCGTCTGCTTCGCATCGCCGGAGCAGGCGCTAGCGGCGATGGCAAAAAGCGCAAATCTTGACAGTAGCAGAGGCGCTTGATAGAATCAACGTGGAGGCCGCTCCTCCTGTGCCCCTGCGGGGGCGGAGGCTCCCTCCTCCGCCCCCAGGGGGCGTGTCCATAAAGCTTAATCTAGATCGGTAGAACCGTCAGGCGAAGGCCAGAGGGCTCGTCCCTCTGGCCTTTTTGCGTTTGGGGGAGGCGTTGATGGGTGACGTGCAACTGATGAGTGGCGAGTTCAAGTTCCTCGTGCCGCTGGCGAAAGCCGTCGAGGGCGAGGACGGCGACTTGTATGTCGAGGGGGTCGCCAGCGATGCGGGGCTGGACCGACAAGGCGAGCGGATCGGCATCAAGGGGCAGGAGTCGATGGTCCGCTGGGCCAAGGCGGGTACGGTGGCGCTGGGCGGCGAGGCGGACCACTATCACATCGCTTTCGACGACGACCTCGGCTATCTCGTTGATGGTCACGTCACCGACACGGGGGAGTTCTTCATCCGCGCGCGGCTGGATGAGGATAACCCACGCGCCGTTGGTCTCTGGCGCATGCTCCGCAGGGGCAAGAAGTTGGGGCTCTCCGTGTTCGGCAAGATCACCGAGTTTCATATCGACGACGACGGTGTGCCAGTGATCGACGGCGTGGAACTTACGCGAGTGATGGTGACGCCTACGCCAGCCAACCCGCGGACGTGGTTGGAATATGTGAGCAAGGCGCTCACGACCATTGAGGAGGGGAATGAAATGGGTGGGGAACAGGCTGTGACCGAGGAGGCATTGGATGGGGCTGAAGGCGCGGCGAAGGCGGAGTGGACGACCGAGTACATCAACAGCCTGCCCGACGAGGCCTTCGCAGTGATTGAGCCGGCCTATCTGGAGGGGGAGACGGAGGACAAGAGGGCGCGGCACCTGCCGCATCACAACGAGAACGTCACTGACCCCGATGATGACGATACGGTGGACCTGCCGCATCTGCGTAACGCGCTGGCTCGCGCCAATCAGATCAAGCCAATCACCGACAGCATCAGCGCCGACGAACTGCGGGAGAGGGCCCGCGAGCATCTTGAGGCGCACGCCGAGCGGCTGGGCGTCGGCGAGGCTGGCGAGGAGGCAGAGGGAGGCGGGGCTGCCGAGGCTGCCAAGGGCGAGCCATCCACCGAACCTAGCGCCGTGGCGAAGGGCCTGTTCCGCGACGCCCTCCAGCGGCTGGCGGAGGAGCAGGAGAAGTGGGCCCCACTGCTGGAGCAATATGAGCGGGCGGAGGGAATATTCGAATTGGTGGAGGTGCTGTGGTCAGTGCTCGCTGAGATCGACCTTGAGGCGGCGCTTAAGGAACTCTCCCCCGAGGAAGCCGCTGCGCTTCTCGACGAAGCAATCGGGGAGTTCAAGGCGGCGCTGGCGGCGAAGGCCGACGAAGAGGCGAACCAGGAGCAGCGGCCGCGGGAGGGCGCGCAGCCACAGCATCCTGCCGCGGTGGTAGCGCGGTCGTTTGCTGAGGCGGTGGAG